AATGGAGTCTTCTATATGCTCTAGGTGCTTATTGGGCATGAAGGGGCGTTTTCTTGACCCTTATATAATAGCATGAAAAAACCCCCATGGTGGGGGTCTTGTGCCAGTTTTTATATAGTCCCTAGTAGACCTTCACATAGACACTAGCATTGAATTTTGTTTTACGACTGGGAGCAAAACCACCCGCTTCTATCATTGCACGCTCTTCTTTATTAAGTCCCGTGCCAAAAGCAACAGATGCACATGCCTCATATAGATTAGTAATAAGTCGCATCTGCACTTGCTTTTGTTTGATCCCTGCTATAGAAAGACCAAACTCACCTGCCATTGCTTTACTTGCCAATTTAGCAGCATTATTTAATTCGGTAATCTTACTAAAATCTGGTGCATTATCTTTAGTAATTTCTTTCCAGATTTCACCGACATATTGTTGAAGACGAGCATACTGTGCATCATCAAGTTTATCTAACTTTGAGTTAAACCAAGGATTAGTTTTAACTCCAATGTCACTATAATTTTCTTGAATATCATTTAGTTTTTTCACACCTTGTTTGGCGGTGCCATTAATAATCTTTGTAAAATTATCATTACCAAGCGATCCCATTTTTGCTCTTGCAAGGGCTTGTTGTCCTGTTTGTACAAACTCCAATTCAATTTTTTTATTATTAACGTGATACTTAATACGAATATGTTTCTGAGATCCTGGGACAACCTGACCATTTACAGCACCACCTCTTCTCCTTGCTGCAAGCATACCTTTCAAACCTCTGGTTGAAGGAATTTGCACAGTCTCTAATGTGAAGTTGATTTTTACATCCCTATTCTCCGCAGTCATTTCAACTGTAGGATTATTAGTTTGTCCCAATACAACTCTTTCAAAATACTCATCACCATTCACTGTGACAACATGTGGATTCTTAGATGGTTTCTTCAAAGAAATTGGAATAATATTTCCCTCTTTAAACTTCTCCATCAAGAAATTATTGCATACATTGATGGTTGGAGTGTTTCTTCTTGCCTTGATCACCCTATTAAAATGCACCTGATCTATAATACCTTTCTTAGACATTACCCAAATGTCTGCAGGATTCCACTTATCTTCTCCAGGAAGACCTAGTTTTTTCTTCACAAGAAGATATGGTGTATATGGATTTGCACTAAAAGTAGTAGCATCAAAAATCTTATCATTAAAGATCTTTACATCTTTTCCTAGTTTAAATTGATCTTTAACTTTCTTCATTGCTAATCCCTGAGTATCAATCCAATACTCATTCGTTGCAATTGGTTGTGATCCAAACCTAGCAAGTCTATTTCTAAAAGTTGCTGTATTTAAATTAAATCCTCCAGGTGTAACCATCAATGGTTTACACTTGGAGAATACATCAGACTTAAATTCTACATTCGTGCCATCAATATTCAGCGAATTTTGCATCGTTGCTGCCTCACCAAATACAATAGCATATGCCAGACAGTATTGTGCTAATACTTCCGAGTATACTTCAGTATCTCTGCCACCAATTTTATCGCTACTATCAGCTTTCATTGGTTTCACATTTTCTTTCCAAAGATCAGTAACCTTTACTGATCCACCACCTTGAGTTGGAAAAGTAAAGGCTCCCAATCCTCCAGGTGTGCCAGACTGCAAATATCTTCTCACTTGAGCAACAGTCACCTGCTGCTTCATCTTCTGCACCATCCTCTTAGTGTTTGGTTTATTGTTAGATGCAATAATAACTTCACCTTCTTGTCCTTGAGTGCCAAGTTTAAATGGTTGTCCTTTGTCGATCATTTCAATAAATGGCCACCAGTATTTTAGCAGCCCCGTTTTACTATCAACTTTAGATAAATCAGTCCTACTTAACTTTGCCATCTACTCAACAGGATCATCCAAACTATTTAGATAATCCTTTTCATTTTGGTAGGGTGTTTTCTTTTGCGTCCAGATCTCATAACCCTCTACAAGATCTGGGATCAACCACTGGTCCACCCGATAGCAATACTTCCAGTTGGCAGGTTGAATGCAATTCATTACGACAACTTGGAAGAATGCTACCAAGTGAATCCAGAAACTATACATCTACAGAAACAAATTCAACAACATATCTTGTGGTTCTTTCTCCTCGTGAGTTAAGAATCTCTTGCCTATACCAATTTCCGTTATTCAGTTTTGCTAGATTGTCCAGTTGCATCTTGGATATGATGTCCTTTTCTTTCTGGGTCATCGTTTACTGAGGGGGCGAAAGGTGTGCGAGTGTTGTTTTTAATTACAATGAAAGCATCTTTGTTGTATTTACGAGTGCCAATAGGTGACTGCCACTTCTCATTATAGACTTCACCAACATCAATACCAGAGACTTGAGTGCCTCCGATATCAATTACAATGTCATCAGAGGGATCCCAACCCAGTGCTTCAAATGCTTCGATAAACTGAGGAATGATATTCACAGATCACCTGCCTTCCGATTCTCAGAATAGTGGACATCAAACTCACCACCAGGATAACGGGACTTCAGTTTGTCCACATTCATCTCGATGATTTCTTCAGGAGAAACATCCAATGCCATACATGCCTGCATGAAATACCACATGATGTCACCCATCTCACGCTTCAAGTGAAACAGATTCTCTTCGGTCGGCTCCTTACCTTGGAAAATAATCTTCTTCACAACCTCAGTGAATTCACCCGACTCGGCACAGAGACCTACAGCAGCAGTAAGCAGTCGCTCGGAAGGAAAGTTTTTTTCTTTAAGATACGCAAGACGCTCAAAGAATACACTATTTTCTTTACTCTCGAAGGACGTGACCTCGTTGACGAATTGTGCATATTTAATAAAGTCAATCATAGGAAAGTTTTGCTAAAGTTTTCTTGTTTTGGAATCGTTTTACGAGATCAATCTGCTCTTCTTTGTTGCCATGGTCTTGACCTGAGTCAACCAAGTTTTCTTGAGCGGATTGCTCTACATCATACAACTTCATCTTCGCTCTGTCAATACCCACACAGAATCTTTTATTTCGATTGAGATCGTTATAGCGATTCTTCAACTGCTTGACCATGATTTGATTCATGCCCTCAAGCTCCTCCGTGCTAATAAGGGCAAACATAAGATCAGCAGTAGCAGGGAGACCAAAGGATTCACTAGTGTCAGTAAGGTCAACATCACTGCTACCATAACCTGCACGGGTGGTTTGCGTAGCAGATACAATAGGTACGTCACACTCCACAGCAAGACCCCGAAGCTCTTCTGCGATTGCTTTGACGTAGGTATAGGAGTTGACAACGCTCCCTTTATATCTTTGGGAAGCACAGATATTAAGGTAATCCACAAAGATAATATCGGGTCGAATAGACCGCTTAAGAGCAAGATCACTAATAAGAGACTTAAAGTGTCCGACATGTGCTGATGCCGTGGGGTATTCTTTAATAATTAGCTTACCTTGAGTCTTCTTACTAAGGTTTGTTAACTTATTCTCAAACATCACCTTTGGTAATGTTGCAAGATCTTGGATATTTACATTCAAGAGGTTGGCATCGATTCGCTCTGCGATCCTTTCTTCTGCCATTTCCATCGTGATGTAAAGGACATTCTTACCTTGGAGTAAACACGATGCAGCGACATGACACATAAAGAGAGACTTACCAACACCAGTGCCAGCGAGAGCGATATTAAGAGTTTTGGACGGGAGCCCACCCTTCGTGATTTTATTGAAGAACTCCAGATCGAATGGAATCTTTTCTTCTGTTCTATGATAGTAGTCATATCGTGCCAGTGCGTCATCTATGTAGTCGTGTCCAATATGACTATCAAATGAGACTGCCAATGCTTCAGATAGAATGTGAGGAATAGCACCCTTGTCTTTCTTAGTGTCTTGTCCATCGGCAATCTTGATAGACTCCATCAGGGAAAGATAGATTGCTCTCTCCTGACACCACTTCTCAGTGGTATCTACCATCCATTTGAAATCACTCTCTTCATTGACAATTCCATCAATAATACTCACC